GTACCGGTTGAGGTTTGGGCAACAGTGAAAGAATCCCATGCGAGCATAGAGTGCTCCAACAATGGAATTCAAGTAAACTGTCAATGGATTACCAGAAGGATTCATATTGAACACCATAATCAAAGTGCCATTGTAATCAATCATTGCGTTAACAATGTCGGTACACATGGCGCTCATAACAGCAATATCTTCCTTAGCATAACCAAGTTTCTCACCGATTCGGATAAGAATCTTGCATGCTGTAGTCATGATTTCGCATAAAATGGTGACATCAAACTTCTTGTAATCCCATCCAAGAATAGCGTCCTTGTACTTGGCTACAAAATCTTGTAGTTGTTGCCACTCAGGACCCATGCAGTTGATTCCTACTGCGCACTCAGACATCAGGGGATGCATACTGAGAAATCGCATAATCCCCAGGAAATACTGCCGGATCAAGAGGGTGAAGACAAGAGGACATGCCTGGAAAACACGGACTTTTTCAGAGGTCAGAGATTTAGCTTCATCTTTCAAGCAAGCCATATAAACAGCAAAATACCTTTCTCCGCGCTGATAACAGGCCAAAGCACGTTTGTACTCGGCAAGAACTCGCTCAGAGAGGTTCCAGTCGTCATCGATCTCATTGGATTTAGGTCCAAAAAGTGGATGACCACAGCTGGTGGCTCGTTTGATGGCGTCAATGAAACGAACACCCGGTATACCACGGATAGCTTCCTGTAAAGTCAGCTTTCTACAGTATGGATCGGTATTCTCTTCAGCTAGTCTCAATAAGGGCTCTTCATAGTCCTCTCTTGCTCGCTTCAACAATTTCGGGTGGAATGGTTCCGGTTCGTCCACCATCGAAGTGAGAGTGAGATTGTACGCTCTCCAGTTCGGGGTCATTTTGGGAGGACCCCATTTGTTTTCAACACCTGTTACCTCGGTTACTGCATCAGAGATCACGGATTTGACCACATGACTCTTAGATTGTGGGCGAAATTTTGTTGACCCATAAACAATGAGAGGACTCTCTGATGGAAGTGTTGCGAACATTGATCGCTCATGAACCTTAGTGGAATCTAGGAGCTTTCTGCCATAGAAACTCTCGGGAAGATTTGTATATTTCCCTAGCGCAACTACATCTGGTAGCTGGAACAGTTTGGATTGTAAAACTTCCAGGTCGTTCCTAGTGATGCACTGCATTACGCCAACGTTTTTCTGGTCACAGGCTCCGATGAACATCCCGATCAAGGCAGGCACTTTGGTTGTGGATATGATTGGGGAACCACATAATCCATAAGTGCTTTCTGTAAAACGAAAATTCGCACCGTAGAATTCAGTGTTGATAGTTCCTGTTTGTTGGAAGTGGGGTGTGATCTGTTTGATACTAGATTTGCCGTCTTTGCACGTTACCATTTGAGCAAGACAATTGCCCACTGGGCGTGTGAATGCAAAATCTTTAGTTATGTCCTTAGCGTTTGCAGCTTTAGGCACAAAACACATCACCATGTCACACTCTTCGGAAACAACTGTGTTTATATCAATTGTGCTCATGAATTTGAGTTTAGAACACGAACTTGTGTTTCTGCGAGCAGTGACTGTGAGCGTATCATAGAATTTTTCTCTTTGCTGGTTGTTGAAGAAAACATGATACGGAAAAATGATGATATGAGATCTGATGAATATACCATGACAAGAAGTGGTGGTACCGTCTTCTCGGTCAAATGTACAATACACGGTATTGGACTTCTTCACTCTGTTCAACATCTCTTCTGGTGTTGTATTTTTGTTCAAACTTGATGAAAGGAAAGTAGCACCTATTCCAG